GCAAGATTTAGAAAATACTCGTAATGTTATGGAGAAGTTAAAATATGCCAGTAGTAACCCCTGATCTTCCAGATATATTTCAAGAAGCCTATGAGAGGGCTGGTCTTGATATGAAGACTGGATATGACTTAAAAACAATTAGAAGATCGTTTAATATTCTTACTGCGGAGTGGCAAAACAGAGGGTTAAATCTTTGGACCATAGCAGAGGGAACACAATCGTTAACATCTGGAACTTCTACTTATACCTTGCCTACGGATACTGTAGATTTATTAGAACATCAAATAAGAACAGGTACAGGAACAAATCAAACAGATACAAATTTAACAAGAATAACTGTTTCAACATATGCACAAACAGCAAATAAGAACGTGACAGGTCGACCCACACAAATATTTATACAGAGATTAAGTGATAAAGTAGATGTGACATTTTATCCGATACCAGATAGTGCACAGACATATACTTTATTTTATTACAGAATAGTAGGCATTGACGGAATATCATCAGGGATATCAGGAACTACCACATCCTTTATTCCTCCTAGGTTTGTGCCTTGTTTAGTTTCTGGTCTTGCCTACTATGTAGCAATGAAAAGACCTGAAGTGTCTAATAGAGTTTCTGCACTTAAGCAGGAGTATGAGTTTCAGTTTGAACTAGCAGCAGGCGAAGACTCTGACAGTGCATCTGCTAGATTTGTACCATACAACACATTTTTTGGGAGTTAAATTATGGCAACATATAAAATAAAAAGTGGAGACACTTTATCAGAAATAGCAAAGAAAAATAACACGACAGTTAGAACTTTGCAGAAAATAAATAATATTGCTGATCCTAATAAAATTAGAGCAGGCAAAACTTTAAACCTAGGAATAGCAAAGCCAGGTTTAAAAAGTGCAAGAAAGATGAGTCCTTATGCAGGTCAAACAAGGACAGAAATGAGAAAAATGTCTATGAAGAAACCAGCAGGATCAAAATCTAAGACTATGATGGCAAAGCCAAAAGCTAGACCAGCCACTATAGGCAAGAAAAAACTTACTGGCACTGCTGGTAGAAGACAAAGAAGAATGACAAGGAGAGCATAATGCCAATGAAAATAACACCTGCTAAAGGTAAAAAGAAAAAACAAAATAAGAAGCCCTCAGGGGCAGCGCCATTCATGATGCCTGGGCAGAAAAAAATTATGGACAGAGTTACAGGAAAAGGTAAACCTATGTCTATGAAAGGTGGTGGTGGCGTTAAGATGGGTAAGCCCATAAAAGCAAAAATAGCAAAAAAAGGTAAACCAGCCCAATCAGGAAAACCTTTAAAAAAAGGTCAAAAGTTGATGATGATAAATGATCCGCCTTTATTTGGTAAAAAAATTGGTGGTAGTTTAAAAGCTGTACCACAGGGTAATAAAGGCAAAGGATTAAGTAAGTTGCCAACAGAGGTTCGTAACAAAATGGGCTATATGAAAAAAGGTGGCAAGATTATGAAAATGCGTGGTGGTGGAGCTGCAACTAGAGGGTTAATGTTTAATAATAGATAATGCCAGGATTAATATGCAATTTACCTTCAATAGAGGTTTGGGTTAGAAAAGAGTATTTGAGAGATTTAGATGATGGCTACGGAGAATATGTAAAGGGTGTTTGGGTTACAGCAAAATCTATTCCTGGGAGAGCTTTTTATTTTGAAACTTATCTTCCTGATTATGGTGCTTTATTTGATAAATTACCAATATCGGCATTTGTTTCTAGACCCGAAGTTCCCAAGCCAGATATGGACCTTGCCAACCTTCAGTTTTGGAATTGTATGGATTATGGAGTTGTAGCCGTGCAGAAACAATTTATATCTACTATGGAATACGAAGTTTATACTAGGGATCATGGTGTCCAAAAAGGTGCTTACATATGTACAATAGATAATTATCATTATGATGGAGATCAAATAGATTATAGCACAAGTGAAACTCCAGCAGAGCACAAATCATCTAATTTAATTGAGTTGGACAATGGTCAATACTGCCTATACCCAAACAACAGAACAAGAATATTTGATAATTCTTTATCTCCAAAAGAGCCATTACAACCTGACTTTAAAGTTAGTACCATTGAGTATCAGGTAGAAAATGGTCAAAACTTTAGATTAGGAGAGACAGATGAATACTTTTATAGGTTAGATAGTGACAAGAGCTAGAGGAAAATACGCATTTGGATTTTGTGATAGATCAGGATTTCGCTATGATCTTCATGATTTAGTTTATGAGTTTAGGAATGGGGTTCGTAACGGGCTGCGAGTAGGAAAAGATATGGTTGACCCTGATCACCCACAAAACTTTATCGGTAGAGTAAAAGCAGAAGATGCTCAATCTTTAAACGATCCAAGACCAGACTCTAGAGTAGAGCCTGATGTAGAAAGAGTATTAATTCATAACCCTTTTACATCAGCAGTTGCTTCAGATAGCACCACCGTTATAACTGTAACAGAAAATACACATGGCAGAACCACAGGGGACACAGTAAGGTTTAGGACATGTCAAGGTTTTGATGGTATATCAAAAAGTGCACTTGAACTTTCTACAGGTTATTCTATAACCGTTGTAACAACAGATACATATACTTTTACAGTTGCAGAGTCATCTACAGCTGGTAACATAAAGGGAGGCGGAGACTTTGCTACAGCAGGTCCTGTGACTATTTCATCATGAGTTTTACATTTACAGAGTTAAAAACAGCCATTCAAGATTACACAGACAATACAGAGACTACATTTGTAAATCACTTATCAGATTTTATAAAAGGTGCTGAGGATAGAATATTTAAAACAGTTGATTTAGAGTTGTTTAGAAAAAATGTAACATCTTCATTTACATCTTCAGATAAGTTTCTCTCTATACCCTCTGATTATCTTGCATCCTTTTCTTTACAAATAACAACTTCTGGTAGTGAAGATATTCTTTTACAAAAAGATGTAAACTTTTTGCAAGAAGCTTTTCCAACTTCAGCAAGTGAAGGTGTTCCTAAATATTATGCTGTTTTTGATATTAATAACTTTATTGTAGCCCCTACACCTAATTCTAATTATGCAGTAGAGTTACATTATTATTATAAACCTACTAGTTTAACAGCTGGTGCTGATAGTGGGACAACATGGTTAAGCACTAACGCACCATTCGCATTACTTTACGGATCACTAGTAGAAGCATATACTTATATGAAAGGTGAGGCAGATATGATGCAACAATATGAAAAAAGATTTAATGATCAATTAATTAGGCTAAAAGACTTAGGTGAGGCAAGAGAAAATGAAGATGCTTACAAAGCAGGTTTACCAAGGGCACAAAGGTCGTAGGAGAGTACAATGGCAACATCAAATGCAGCAACAAATTATTTAGAAAGAAGATTACTACATTTTTTATTTAAAAATAATTCATTAAGTTTTTCATCACCTGGTGATAGTATATATGTGGGATTAGCAACGGCAGTGTCCTCAGCAGAAACAGGTTCATTAACTGAAGCAACCTTTACAAATTATGCTAGACAACAAGTAACTGCTTCTAACTGGACAACAGTAGGTGCAGATTCAACAGATACACAAACAGCAAAAAACGCAGCAAACATTGAGTTTCCCGCCTCTGGCGGCACAAACAATACCATTACTCATGTATTTTTAGCAGATGCAAGCACTAGTGGTAATATACTTTTTGTAGGAGCTTTAGATTCCAGTAAGGTAATACAATCTGGAGACATTTTTAGAATTAACGCAGAGAACTTAACAATAGAGTTAAAATAATGGCATTAGTAATATCAGATAGAATAAAAGAAACAACAACCACAACGGGCACTGGAACATATACATTAGGTGGTGCTATAACTGGATTTGAAACTTTTACGGCTAATTTATCCAACGCAGATACAACATATTATTGTTGCACAGATGGTACAGACTTTGAGGTTGGATTAGGGACCTTTGCATCTTCTGGTACAACTTTAGCAAGAACAGCAATACTATCTTCTTCTAATTCCAATAGTGCAGTAAACTGGACATCTGGAACAAGAAACATATTCTGCACATTACCAGCAGCTAAAACAGTATTTTTAGATGCAAGTGGTAATGCAACACTCGGTGCAGACTTGTCTGTTGGTGATGATCTTACAGTAAACGGTGGTGTTATTGAGCTTAGAAGTGATAGTGGAAGTGTGGGTCAAATAAAATTATATTGTGAGGTAAGCAATAATCATGCACAAACCTTATCACCACAAGCACACAGTGAGGCAGCAACTAATACCCTAACCTTACCTGGTGGAAGCACAATAGGTAATTCAGACGCAACTTTAGTATCTGATACTGGAACACAAACATTGACAAATAAAAGTTTAACAACACCTGTTCTTACAGGTTCCTCTAGTGCAGCAGGTTCTATTTTATTTAAAGAAGATACAGATAACGGAACAAACGCAGTTACTTTGATTGGACCAGCTTCTACGGCAGATGTTACCGTTACATTACCAAGTACTGCTGGGACAGTTGCATTGACTTCAGATGTTCCATCTTCTGGAATATCTAATGGTAATGTGGCTACATTTACGTCTGGTGTAGCAGATAATGATTTCTTGAGAGTTGATGGCACCTCAGTAGAGGGCAGGTCTGCGAGTGAGGTCTTATCAGATATTGGTGCTCAAGCAAGTTTAACTTTTGGTATATCAGATACAAACGCAGTAAAAATAGATAGTTCAAGTGTAGCCGATGATGAGTTTGCCAGATTTACAGCAAACGGATTAGAAAGTCGAAGTGCATCAGAGGTTCGATCTGACATTGGTTTAGGCACAGCAGCAGTACTAGCAGTGGGTATATCAAACACAAATGTTGCACAGTTTGGTTCTGGTGTGGCAGATAATGATTTTCTTAGAGTGGATGGTACAACAGTTGAAGGTAGAAGTGCGTCTGAACTTGCAAGTGATATTGGTGCAGCGACTACAGCAGACATAATAAGTTTATCGATAGCGTTAGGATAATGATATGGCAAATACATTTAAATTAGCAAGTAAAGCAGGTGTAACAAGTGCAGATGTTATTTATACAGTAGCAAGTAGTACAACAACAATTGTTCTTGGACTGATGTTAGGTAACACCACAACAAGTCAAGTTACTGCAACTGTAAGTCTTGTATCAGATACGGGTAACAGAACAAATGCAAATGATGAGGCTAATCAAACAGTTGAGCTGGTAACAAACGCACCCATACCAGCTGGGTCATCATTAGAACTTTTAGCAGGAAATAAAGTTGTTATGGAGGCAACAGATAATATTACAGTTACTGCATCTGGTGCAACCGATGTAGCTTTGTCTATATTGGAGATTACATAATGCCAATACTTGGAAATCCGTTAGCAGCTAACTTTCAAGCCTTACCATCTGTTGTAAGGTTCAATGGTGATAATTCAGATACAACTTTTGCACTTGGCAGAACTATAAGTTCAGTACAAGAAATTCTTGTAAGTGTAGATGGTGTTATTCAAGATAGTGCAGCTTATACTGTTCCAGACGGCTCAACATTAACTTTTAGTTCAGCACCTTCAAGTGGCACTAATAATATATTTGTTTATTTTTTAGGATTGGCAGGTGAGTCAATTACACCGACAGATCAGTTCAAAGGCAATTTTAAAGCAGGTGGTTTGTTTAGAACCAATGCACAAACACTTGATTCAAATATTACAATACTGGCTACAGAAAATGCAAACGTAACGGGTCCTTTAACTGTTTCTAGTGGTGTAACTTTAACTATCGAAAATGGTGGAAGGCTCGTGACAATATGAGCGAAATATTTGTAGATACAATTCGAAAAACTGGTGGATCACTGGGAACAGACATAAGGGTAAAGAATACATCTGTGTATGAGTCTGAGGGTGGTACAAGCGTCACACAAAATTTAGTGCAAGGTTTAATAAAAACATTTGCCACACTCGATGGTACAGGAACAATAGCTTTTAGAGATAGTTTTAATCAAAGCTCTGCTTCTGATGAGGGAACTGGAACATATGATTTTAATTTTACAAATGCCTTTTCAAGCAGAGATAGAACAATATTAGGCACTTGTAATAAAGGTGAGAATACTTCTAGACCCTATTTAGTACAAGAGCTTAACACTCCTACAACGTCAGATAGTAGATTAAACACAAATGTCTCAAATGGTCCAGGTGATACAGATGTTGAAGATTTATACATGGCAGGGATAGGAGACCTGGCATGAGTACCCTAAAGACAAACACTTTAACAGGTACAACTTCAGCAGGTAGCATTGTTGTTACAGGAGAGGGTGGTTCTACCACAACGAACTTACAACAAGGTTTGGCTAAATGGTGGATTACATTAGATGGAGTAGGAACTGCTGAAGCAAGAGATTCATTTAATAATAGTAGTATAACAGATGAAGGTACAGGTAAATATACTTTTACAATAAACAATGACATGAGTAATACAAATTATAATATCACGAGTAATGGGAGCTCGGCTGCCTCTGATAACTATGGATTTAATTTTTTTGCAAAACATTCTGATGGCATAGCAACGGGTACTTTACAAATGTGGAACGCCAATCCTGGTAACTTAGCCAGTTATGCAGATGGAGATTATCTTTATGCAACAATACATGGAGATTTGGCATAATGACAAAAGGAACAATAGCATTTGATACGTTAACAACATCTGATTCTAAAAATACAAATACAGAAAAGTCTATTGATACAAGCTATATATACAATGGTGTTGCAAAAGCTTGGCTAAATCATGGAAGTGATTTTGTATCTGATGATAGTTTTAATATATCTAGTGTATCTGATGATGATACGGGTGAGCTTACTCCAAGCTTTACAAGTTCTTTTGGAAATGCAGAATATGCTTATTCAGGTCAAGGAATTGACGGAGACAAGAACACCACTTTTATTTTTACAGAGGGTGCAACACAAGCTACGGGATCTTTGCCCATATTAACTGGTACACAAGGCGGTGGAACTACGACAAAAGCGGATGCTAGTGCAGCACACACAATTCACGGAGATTTAGCATGACAATAAAAACACCAGAATTTCAAGGAACACATCTTTGGGATCGATTGTGTTGGGCAAAAGAAAATTTAGAGGGCAAACAATCAGATTATCGCATTGTC